GGTAGCCTGCAACAGTTTGTGGTGACTGCAGCGCAAACGGCATCCGGTGGTGACATGGCTAACATGGCTATCTCGCCGCCCATGTACACGGCAGCAAACGCGCTGGCAACCATTGATGCGTTCCCCGCCGACAACGCTGCGGTGACGTTTGTGGGAACTGCGTCAACTGCGTACCCGCAAAACTTGGTCTATCACAAAAATGCGATTACGCTGGCAACGGCTGATCTCTTGCTTCCGCAAGGTGTCGATATGGCTTCGCGTCAAGTGCATAACGGAATCTCGATGCGTATCGTGCGTCAGTACGATATTAACAACGACCGTATGCCTTGCCGTGTCGATGTGCTGTATGGTTTCAACACCATTCGCCCGCCGATGGCTTGCCGTATCTGGGGTTAACTTAAACTTTTAGGAGATTCAATCATGGCACTTCCCTCAGTTGGTGGTGGTTATCAGAACACTGATGGCAACCAAAGCGAACAAACAATTGGCACCCAAGCAGCGCCCCAAACGGCAACTGCAACTGCAACGCTGTCCGTTGCTCAAATCACCGGAGGTCTTTTGGTGGGTAGCCCGTCTACTACGGCGGCGTCCTACACTTTGCCTACGGCAACTTTGATCGACGCAACAATGACCAACATGAAAGTCAACAGCACTTTTCGTTTGAATATCATTAACCTTGGCACTAGTACTGGCCTTATCACGGTGGTTGTCGGCACCGGCATTACTGCGGTAGGCAACTTGGTTGTTGCTATTACTGGCAGTGCAGCAGGTGTTAGCGGCGCGGCAGAGTTCGTGTTTCGCAAAACTGACACGGCAGCGTATACGGTTTACCGAGTAGCTTAGTAACAACACCTCGCGGTGTAACAGCCGCGAGGTGGTTTTTAAGGATTAAAATATGGTCATCTACCTGCGACACCCAATACACGGCAACAAGGTTGCTATTGCAGATGCCGAAGCTGACGCTGACGAAAAAAACGGCTGGGAGCGTTACGAACTTGGCGCGTTGTTGACGCCTGTAAACGAACTGGCTAAACCTCGCGGCAGGCCGCGTAAGGAGCTTGAGGAATGACCACCACGGCTGGCGATCAGATCAACGGGGCGTTACGGCTAATTGGTCAATTGGCCGAAGGTGAAACGCCATCGGCGGCAACGTCAGCCGATGCGCTGACCGCAATGAACCAGATGTTGGATAGCTGGTCGTCTGAACGTCTGTCTGTGTTTTCGACGCAAGACCAAGTATTTACTTGGCCTGCGTCTACCGCAGCCCAAACGCTTGGGCCAACAGGCGACTTTGTGGGCAACCGACCCGTATTGGTGGACGACTCAACGTATTTTCGTGACCCGTCAAACAATATTAGCTTTGGCATCAAACTAATAAACCAAGCGCAGTACAACGGCATTGCGGTAAAAACAGTCACCAGCACTTACCCGCAGGTCTTGTTTGTAAACATGACCATGCCAAACATAGAGATGACAATCTATCCGGTGCCTACTAAGGCGTTGGATTGGCACATCATTAGCGTAAGCGAGCTAACAGAACCGGCTACATTAGCAACCACACTGGTGGTGCCGCCGGGCTACCTTCGTGCGTTTCGATTCAATTTAGCATCTGAGATTGCTGCTGAGTTTGGCGTGGAACCACCGCCCCAGGTGCAACGGATTGCTATGTCGAGCAAACGCAACATCAAGCGGATCAACAACCCTGACGACGTAATGAGCCTGCCGTATAGCATCGTGGCGACTCGCCAGCGGTTTAACATCTACAGCGGCAACTACTAATTGAAAACGCCGATTTTAGGTGGTAGCTACGTAACCCGGTCGGTAAATGCCGCCGATAATAGGTGCGTTAATTTGTTTCCGGAAGCTATCCCCGAAGGTAGCGGCGGGAAGGAGGCCGGGTTCTTAATGCGATGTCCCGGCCTGCGCTTGTTGGCAACGGTCGGCACCGGGCCTATTCGTGGGCTGTGGGTGACCAACGGCGTAGCCTACGTGGTGTCTGGCAGTGAGTTCTACAGCCTAAGTACCAGCTACACGGCCACTTTAATCGGCACCGTGTCAGGCACCGGCCCGGTCAGCATGGCCGACAACGGCACACAGATATTCATTGCTTGTAACCCACTAAGTTACATCTACAACGTATCCACCTTGGTGTTTGCACAGATTACAGACGTTGACTTCCCCGGCGCTGGCTCGGTCGGCTACTTGGATGGTTACTTTGTATTCAACGAGCCAGGCACACAAAAGTTTTGGGTAACCAGCCTGCTAGACGGAACGTCAGTTGACCCGTTGGATTTTGCCAGCGCGGAAGGTTACCCCGACGATGTGGTGGCCTTGATCGTAGACCACCGCGAAATATTCTTGTTTGGCAACACCAGCGTTGAGGTTTGGTATGACGCGGGAACGCCTGACTTTCCACTGGCGCGGATTCAAGGCGCGTTCATGGAAGTGGGTTGCGAGGCTGCGTATTCGGTAGCCAAGCTCGACAACAGCGTGTTCTGGTTGGGTTCGGATGCTCGCGGGCGCGGGATAGTCTACCGGGCCAACGGTTACGCGCCAGCGCGAATCTCGACCAATGCTGTTGAATACGCCATCCAAAGCTACGGCAACATATCCGATGCCATTGGCTACACCTATCAGCAAGACGGGCATCCGTTTTATGTGTTGGTATTCCCCTCTGCTGAAGCCACATGGGTTTACGATGTTTCTACGCAGTTGTGGCACGAACGCGCCGCTTTTGAAAACGGCCTATTTGTTCGGCACCGCAGCAATTGCCAGATGTCGTTCAATGACGAGATTGTGGTTGGCGATTACGAGGACGGGCGGGTATACGCCTTTGATCTTGATGTTTACGCCGATGATAACCAAATACAAAAGTGGCTGCGGTCGTGGCGCGCATTGCCAGCAGGTCAGAATAACCTCAAACGCAGCGCGCACCACAGCCTACAGCTTGACGCTGAGACAGGTGTTGGACTTGCCCAAACCCCCGGTTATGACGCGGAAAAGTTATTAACCGAAGCCGGGCTATACCTTACAACGGAAGCTGGCGACTATCTGACTACAACTTCGTATCTCCCGACAGCCGGTTACGACCCGCAGGTCATGCTGCGCTGGTCAGACGACGCGGGGCATACCTGGTCAAACGAGCACTGGAACTCAATGGGCAAGCTCGGTGCTTACGGCACCCGCACCATCTGGCGACGTCTTGGTATGACCGAAAAGATTCGCGATAGGGTTTACGAGGTGTCCGGCACTGATGCAGTTAAAATAGCCATTATGGGCGCTGAACTGTTCGTTACGCCGACGAGTAGCTGATGGCCGAGCTAAACGTCACCAATATCCCCGCGCCTCGGGTGCCGTTCATTGACGAGCGCACCGGCCTTATGGCGCGAGAATGGTATCGGTTTTTTCTCAACATGTTTGTTTTGACCGGCAGCGGTAGCAACCCAACCACGCTTGACGAATTACAGCTAGGGCCACCCACGCAGCCCGACACTGGCGTTACTAGCGTGACCGGAACCGCGCCTGTTGTATCGTCCGGCGGTACGGCACCAGCGATCAGCATGGCTGCGGCAACTACGTCAGTCAACGGGTATCTAACCAGCACCGACTGGAATACATTTAACAACAAGGGCGTTGGTAGCGTCACCAGCGTGTCTGTTGTGTCGGCTAACGGTCTTGCTGGGACAGTAGCAACAGCAACAACTACCCCGGCGGTTACGCTATCCACAACCGTCACCGGGGTGCTGAAAGGCAACGGCACCGCGATCAGTGCGGCTACTAGCGGCACAGATTACGCGCCAGCCACCAGCGGCACTTCAATCCTCTACGGTAGCGGGGCTGGCGGGTTTAGCAACGTCGCAATAGGAACCGGCGTTGCCTTTGCTGGCGGCACGTTGTCAGCGACCGGCTCGGGCGGCACAGTAACCAGCGTGACCGGAACCGCACCTGTTGTATCGTCGGGTGGTGCCACACCAGCAATTAGCATGGCTGCGGCTACTACGTCGGTCAACGGCTACCTGACCAGCACTGACTGGACGACATTTAACAACAAAGTTACTTCGGTTAGCGGCACTTCCGGACGGACTACCAGCACTGGTGGCGCAACGCCGGTTATTGATTTATCGTCTGGCATTGCAACAGCGGGGACGACCGGCTCTGCGTTGTTAATCCCGGTGGTCACCATAGACACTTATGGTCGAGTCACAACGATTACAACGGCTGCGAATCCGCAAGGCACAGTAACAAGCGTGACCGGCACAGCACCTGTCGTCAGTTCTGGTGGTGCCACACCAGCGATCAGCATGGCCGCTGCGACAACAAGCGTTAATGGCTACCTGACCAGCACTGATTGGAATACGTTTAACGGCAAGGGCAGCGGGAGCGTTACCAGCGTGTCTGTGGTTTCTGCTAACGGGTTGGCCGGAACAGTAGCTACCTCTACGACCACCCCGGCGATTACGCTTTCAACTACCATCACTGGGCTGCTCAAGGGTAACGCTACGGCGATCTCTGCGGCTGTCGCTAATACCGATTACGTTCCTATTTCTACCGTTCTGACCAAAACCGCTGACTACACGATCACTGGAACTGACACTTGGATTATCAACAACAAGTCCGGTTCGACGTTTACGCTGACGTTTCCCGCTGCGTCATCTTGGCCCGGGCGGTATATTACGGTCAAAAACTTGCAATCCCAGTTGGTTGTGTCTGCGTCTAGCAATATTGTGCCTATCGACAGCACAGTGGCAGGAACAGCCATCCTTTTGAATCAAACCGGAAACTGGGCCACACTGGTGTCCGATGGCACTAATTGGGTCATTATGCAAGCCGCGCCCAATAACAGTTTACTTCTGGAATAGGTTATGACCGTTACCGTAAAAGTGCTGATACCGGCCAAGACCGCAGAGGCCAGCCAGACCACGCAATACTCGGCGTCGAACGTCACCACGATTATCGACAAGTTCACGGCGACCAACTACAGCGCCAGTTCTGCAACCTTGAGCGTCAATCTGGTCACTTCAGGCGACACATCCGGCAATCAGAACCTGATTACCAAGACCAAGACGCTTGCGGCGGCGGAGGTATATACTTTCCCCGAGATTGTCGGCCAGGTGCTGATAGCGGGCGGGTTTATCTCCACCATCGCAGGCACTGCGTCAGCGATCAACATTCGCGCTTCAGGGCGCGAAGTTAGTTAGTATCCCGGAAAGGAAAAATTATGGCTTACACTAATTTGGGCAACGGGTTTTATAGAGACGATGCTGGAAAGCTATATCAACCCGACGATGATGGTTATCGGGGGATAAATGACCCGAATACTGGTTTTGCAG